TCTCAAGAGATTCTAATCTCTCTCCGATTTGCTCGTTGCTCTTGGCTTGCAAAGTTAATTGCTGGTTGAAGTCTTCTAAGCTGTCCATTTTTGCGTCTAGCTTGGAAATTTTCTCATCCAGAAGTGGATCTGCAATACCTTTAAGAGCGTTTTCTATCTTCTCGTCATTGGCTTTTTTGTATTCTTCAAAGCCGCTGGCGAGTTCGTTGATGGTATCTTTAGTTTCCATCATTCTCTCCTCGTAAGGTGTTAAGTAAATGTTTTATGGCTTCTGCCGTTTCATCTGTTTCTTCGCACCCACAACCTCTCGTTGCGTGATTGAAAGAATCGTGAACAGCTTTCGCCGCCACTTTCGCTTCTGAACGAGAAAGAGTGAAAACGTCCCGCAATCCACTTTCCCATTCTCTAATAGAAATCTCTTGGCCTTTCACCGCTTGAATCTTTGCTCTTGGATTCATCGGGAAGGTAACCAAAGACACTTCCATTAATTCTACTTCCTTTATCATTCGCCGTCTGTTCCGGCTGTCGTATGATTGTCCTTTGCTGTCAACGCGGAAGCCAATGGATAAACCATCAATCGCTCCCATCTTCAATAATTCGTAGGCTTCACGCCCTGCCTGTGTTCCAAGAGCTAACCGCCCTTTAACATACAATCCTTTCTCGTCTTCTCTAATTTCCTCAAACACACCAATCGGCATATCTGTCTTATGCTGGTATAAGAGCTTAACGCCTTTTGCCCCTGTCTTTCGTAAGCTTTTCAGAAATGCGCCCTGAAGGATTACATCATTGCCTAAGTCTGTGTTATTGAATACTGAACCATAGCCCTCAAACATCCCTTCCTTTTCTTCGTAGTCATGGGCTTTCAGTTCAAGGGAACAATTAAACTGGGACTTAACAGGCTTATAGCCACCCTCTTCATCTTCGTCATCATCGGGCCGCTTTACGTCTTCGCCTGTGGCTTCAATATAATCTTCGTGGGTTTCACACGGCATATAAATTATTTCGCCGTTTTCATCGTGGGAGTGTGTGCCAACGCATCCTATCTCTTGCGCTCTGGCGGCGGCTTCTGCTTCTGTTGTAAAAACGTCTGATCTTAGCTCCTCTTTAGATTCGCCAAGCTGGTCATTACAAACCGCTAATCGTTGTGCTGTTCCGCTAAACTCTTCTCTCATCTTCGGGTCACCCATGCAACGTGATATGAAGTTTTCGTCCGACTCGCCTGAGAAGGGTTTTGTTAAAGGCATCTGCTGACTCCTATAATATTATGTGTTTTTCAATTCTACAAGTAAAAAAAAATCAGAAATCGTAACTATCTTCTTCTTGTATTGGGTCTATATTTATTGGCTGATTAGATTCTATCGCTTCTTTTAGATCATCAGTGGTCGGGTATATTTCACCGTCTGATTGCACCGTCATCAAATCAATCGGTATTTCTTTGACATCAAACTGTTTTTTGTATTGCTCTCTTATCTCAAACTCTTCATCAATAGTATAGTCAGTCACCTATCCACTCCTTAACTTGTTTTTCATATAGTGCCGTCAACTCTGGGAACCAACCTTTCATTGATTTCCACGTTTCTCCCTTATCCTGTAAAGCATAAAGATTTGCAAATGTTTCTTTGTACCTCATCCCCACATTACTGTAATAACCAACGCCGTGACCAAAAAATCCATAACTGTTATAAAGCTCACCTCTTGCAAACGAGTCCAATATATCTGAGACAAGGTTAGCTTCGTCTGGCGGTAATTTTGACAAACGCTCTTTCCAAGTTCCTGCTAAATCTCTATAGGTTTCTCCCCTTGATAGTTTAAAACCATTTTCCACTCTATCTGTTGACCAAGCCGCCTTAAAGGCATCATTACTTTGTGACCATGCTTTATTATCTGTAGATCTTAAAAACGTCACCCTCGCTTGATAATCAATATGATGCCCATATTCATGTATGAAGGTGAGTTCCTTTATATCGCTAGATATTTCTTTTCTACCAGACGAGCTATATGTTCTATAAAATCCAGCCGTATACCTCTTTCCTTTTTTGGTTCTTCTTTTTTGTATAAATTCTGTAGGTTTGGGCAGTAACTTAGCTAAAGCAATGCCGTCAGCAGAAGTGTTATTTAGTAAATATTCTGCATATTCTTTATTTTTTATTCCTATGCGCGGCCCTTGGGTATTAATGACATCGTCAAAATCAAATTCTTCTTGTTGCTGAATATCAGCCACATCATCAACAATATCTTCCGGCTCATGGTAAAGCGTCACACATCGGCAGTTGATAACGTGAACCGCTCCCCCTTTGCTGTCACCTGTGAACCCCATCCTTGCGCCGTTAGGCATGATGAAGTCTTCATCCATTGGGACTTTCGCACCATTCATAAGGCTATGCTGTTGTCTCGTTCTGGCATCTGAGGTCGCCACCCACTGTTTAAGCATCTGTATTCCGTAGGAATCGGAAGCCTGACTATAATAATCGTGGTTAGCGTATCCTGCGGCTGAGTGCGTTTCTGTTCTAGCGATGACGTTAGCTCTGCGGCGGTTTACCTGTGCGAACTCTTTTGGAAGTTGTCTGGCTATCTGGTCAAGGGTGTTATCTTCTCCCCTGAGTTTTTCAATCCTGTCTAATATCTGCCTCGCGGTGGTGTCCGTAATGCCCACCATCATGTTTTCCCTGCCTAAGAAATACATACCCACGGCTCTTTCAAAGTCTGCGGATCTGCGAAAATCAAACGGATCACCCTCTGCTTTCTGACTTACTTCCTGATAACGCTTGTAGTTGGCTTCGTATATGGTGCTGTAGACTCGCCGGACTTGCGTTTTAACTGTGGCGGTTAGCTCTTCTTGAAAGGATTGAGATATAACGCCTATCTGTGGGATTTGCTGGTTGTTAAGACTTTCTGTGGCTTTCTTGATCGTGCGATTGAAAACGGTTAATAGCTTCTTCTGAAATCCTCTTGAAAGCGAGTTCCGCAATCTGGCTTGCTCTCTTGCGTATTTCCTAGCCGCAATCTTGCCTTGACTGAAAGTGACAAATTTACGCCCATTTATGGGTTTTTGTACCGCCGTCATAGGCTACCGCGTGTCCTTCATCAATTAGTGTCTTGGCTACGTCTAAGCCGTTAAGAGTGTATATGTTCCCTAGTATCCTGCCGTATTTATCTTTTTTGCCGCCATCTAAGGATTCCAGCCAAAATGCTTTCTTGATTAGCTCTTTAACCCTATCTCTTGCGGCTTTAGCTAGAACTTTCTCTTGCTTCGTAACGCCTTTACCCCTCATCTCTGGGGTGTCTATGCCGTTAATACGGATAGCTTGATTAAGCAAATTAATACCAAAACAAAGGTCAATGTCAGCGCGGAGACTGTCACCATCGTATACGCTACGAACCTTCCCTTTAAACAGGAAAAGCTGTTCAAATCCGTTTGTTTGCATAAGGCTCAACGCCTCCGCTAGTTTCATTTCTTTTTCTTTGGCTTTGGTTTAGCCGCTTTCTTTATTTTAGTTACTTTGGCTTTAGGTTTCTTTACCTTAGTATATGCCTCGTTTTCTGGGGTGTCTGGGTCATCCGGCACAAACCTTCCCTTTTTGTCTCTTGTCCTAACTTCTACCTCTTCCAACAAGTCAGCCGTTTTTTGTGCTGATTGGCTATTGCCAAGGAAATCGCTGATCCACTTGAAAAACCCCATGCTTTACTCCTTCGTTGAAAGTGGGTGTCCTTTTGGTAATAAGTCCAAATCAAACTTGCCGCCTTGAAAACGTCCTGTTCTCAAAGCGAACAAGAAAGAATTTACTCTCGCGTATGCCCATTGGTCTGGGCCGCTCACGTTTGGCCTTACTGACTGAGGATTATTGTAGTAAGCACCCACGCCCCTTTTGAATACCGCCTCCAACATTCTAAGAGTTGCTCTTTTTGACGCGGTTTCTCCATAGTCTTCGTTATGTTCTTTTACTTTCTCACTCAAAACCTCTTTGACTCTTGCTGATATATCACCGTCTTCAGGTGCTTTGATATGAATATCATCCATAAGAGATTCTATGTCATGCTCATCCGATACAGGCTGGATAATATTATCTGTCTTTCTGTCCTCTAGTTTTTTGGTTAGCTCCAGAATGATGTCTTTCATTCTTCTCTGGCCTAAGTCTGGGTTGATTGCGCCCCACTTGATAAGCGAAACAATACCGCCCACATTAGACAGGTTAGGCTCTAACTTCATATCTTTAAACGCATTCCCATCAATAACGGTGTGTCTTGCGCTCCAAGCCTCGCGTTCCTTTATCCATGAAAGAACTGCTGGGGTTTCTTCCCCCTTTCTAGCTTTTTCCCACAATCTAAAAGCCTCAGTCCCTCTTATGTTGCCGCCAGCCTTCCATATCTTCCTGCCGTTTGCGGTCATATCGTTTGCCATGATCTGAGCGAAATCAAAGTCAAACTGGGGGAAGTTGCTGTTTCTTAAAGATATTTTCTTGTTGTCTCCGGCTTTGGGGAAGTTCGTCACCTCTTCTTGCTTCTCTTCCTCATCGCCAAACATCGCTATATCTTCTGGATCATCTACCACTTCGGGTTCTGGTGGTGCGCTTTCATTCAAGGGGAATAGGTTACTAGGCACTAATAAATCATCTGCCCCATCCATCGGGCTAAGTCCTACCAATTCCCTCGCTTCGTTTCTAGTCATTACGCCAGCATTCACCGCGCCTAATACATTCTGATATATCATGCGCCGCCTTTCTGCTAGGGCTGGGATGCGGTCAATGTCATATTCAAACGAAAGGTCTTCCCCTAACTCTTCAAACTGTGGAACCAGCCATTCATTTAAGTCTGATTGAACTTTTCTGAGATAAGGAATAATTGTTTCTTCATACAACGCAAGTCTAGCTTCTGCCATGTTTGAGTAAGTCTGTGAATCTGGTACGCCTACCAACTGACTAGGAACACCGAAACACATTGCAATATCCGTTGCGCTCATATGCTTTAAGTTAAGGAAGTCCATATCCTTGGGGCTAAGTCCCATTTCCTTCCAATCAAAGTCCCCCTCTAACAGCATGGGCCTCCCAGCATTCGCGCTCCCTGAAAATCTGCTGTTTAAATCTTCCAATAACTGTTGTCTTTGTCCGTCTGTAAGCTGTATGGGATAACCGCCATCATCTTGAGGTTTAAATATAACCGCGCCGGATGGCCTAGCACCATTCTCAAGCAAGCCAATATTATGTCTGG